GCGAAGGTGTGCCGCCTGCTGGCTGACCCCGTTGATGGGGGCGGGCTGTGCGACCGTGGTGCGGAAGCTCACTTAGCCACGGGCTCCACGCTGCGGCTGGTTGGCGGCAGCAGGCCCGAAGCGGACGGCGGCGGCGTCGGCTGTGGGCGGGCGAGCGTTGTCGCCGGTGCTGGTCTCGGCCTTCACGCGGTCGCGTTCAAGGAACTGGTCAATGGTCGGGTCGGGACGCTTCATCGCGCGGTAGCGCTGCTTGGCTTCGGCGACGATCAGCTCCTTCACCTCGGGCTGAATGTCCTCGAACGTCAGCGACTCGGTGACCTTGAGGTAGACGTCCTCGTTGTTGGCAAAGCACGTCGTCGAGCCATAGTCCTCGTCGTACACGGCCGACCCGCGAAGCGACAGGGCACGACGCTGGTGCTTGAACTCACCCTCGACTCGGAGGGCGTTTGGTGCCGGACTGGACGGCGACTGACCCGTCGCGCCGCTGGAGAGGTCGATCGTGCCCGTGTTGCTGGCCTGCACCTTGATGCGGCGAGTGTTGCTTGAGAAGCCACGAAGCAGAATCTCTCGCGTGACGATGTCAAGGACATACTCAGCCTCGCCAACGTCAGACGGCCCGCCAGTGTCAAGTGCTCCAACGCGATTGATGCCAACGGCAAGCAGCATCTCATTGCAGGCAATGAGCTTGGTAATGCCAAGAGTCGCCATGTAGGTGTCCTGTTGTTACCGCCAAGCGCCGTAGACGGGCTTGGTGGCGGGTCGCTGGCCGCGAATCATGCGGCCGAAGTTGTTGTCGAGTACGTTGAGGTCGGCAGCCTGCTGGTCGGCGATGTTCCACTGGGCCTGAGCCTCGCGGAGCTTGGAGCCGATGAACCGCAGGTTGGTCTTGTCCTTGCAGTAGCTCACGCAGAACCGCTCGGCTGCCGTATACATGACGTACAGGGCGAACGCCTCGGGCACGCAGTTGAACTCAACCAGGGCCGTGTACGCCACGGTGACGTCGTCGTCGAAGAACTTGCTGTTGGTGTCCTTGTCGTACAGGACGGAGCCAAGCTGAACGGCCGTGGTGATCGACGTGCTGTCGATGGCAATGGCCTCTTCTGGCAGTGTGATGACGTTGTTGACGGCGACGCCAACCACGCCGGTCTGGTTGGACGGGTCAAGCTGGGTGTCCAGCTCGATGTAGTCAGCCCCGTCAGTGGCAGTCACGACCGCCTCGCCCACGGTGGCGGTGCCCGAAGTGACGCTGACTGTCTGCCCGACATTGGCGTCGGTGAACTTTCCAGTCTGCGTCAGGCGGTTGCTGGCGGCGGTCCAGGTGGCTGCGTCGAACGAGTACAGGGATGGCGATAGTGTCACCTCAGCCCTGTCGTTGAAGTAGAAGCCCTGCTGCTGCTGGGCGATGTTCTCGCGGTCGAGGATGCGTTCGGCGAACGCGGCGGCCGACGCCCCGTCGGTGTCGAGTGCCGACAGGTGTTGGAGGCCGCACAGCTCGAACATCTGGCGGATGGCCTCAAGCTTCTGCATGGGGCCTCCTTAGATGTCGATCGTGAAGTTGGTGTCGCAGGCGATGTCCGCCGAGTTGTTGGTGTCGGTGACGCGGACCAGCAGGGAGTAATCCTTGTCAACGTAGTAGCCAGCCGTAAACGCGAACGACCCGCCGTCGGGCTTGCAATAGCCAGCCTCAAGCACGGTTGGGCTGGTGACGGTTGGCTGCGTGCTGGTCGTGTACGTCTGGCAGGTGACGCCCGAGATGCTGATGGCGTCGGCCACGTTCCGCTTGGACAGCGTGCCGGCGGACGCGGTGCCGCCTGAGATGGACGAGGTGGCGACACGCAGAAGCTCGACACGCATGGGCTTGGTGAGCGTGTTGGCCCCGCCAAACGCCACGCGGACGGCGTTGACAGCGAGGCGTGCCGGCGTGGACGTCTTTAGCTCGGCGACGTAGCTCTGCTTGCTGGTGCCCTGGTAGGCCGTGCCAGCAGCAGTGGCGTGGTAGGGAATGTTGGACATGTAGACCTTTCAGAACGGGACGATCTGGTCGCCGCCACCGTCGGTGATGCTGCCCTGAATGGGCGGGTCAAGTTGCGATCCGCCAGAGAACGAGCCGCCACCTCCACCGCCGCCACCGGCTTGGACGATGACGCCGAACACGTCGGCTGGGCCAATGAACGACGCCCCATCCCACGGGTTGAGTGCGGCGGCCTTCAGTTCCTCGTCAATGGGAATCCACGTGACGATCTGGACGGGCGTGGCTGGCGTCAGGACGTTGCAGCACTCGACGTAGCCGTAGCCCTGGGCCGATGACGTGATCGCCACCGGGATCTGTGACGGACCAGTTATGGCTGTGGCAATCTGGGCTACGCCCGTGAGTGCGACGGCTACTTGTCCGCAGGTCACGAGACGTCAATCTTCCAGGTGAAGGTGAAGTTGGCACCGACGTTGACGGCAGCGCCCGCAGCGTCGTAGGCAGTGACGGTGAAGGTTGTGGTGCTGATGGCAGACACCGCGTAGCTCACGGCGGTATGCAGCGGTGCCGTCGGCGTGATGATGACGTCGTTGACCGTCAGCGTGCGAGGCAGGGCGGTGGCCCCGGCACCGATGCTGTGGGTAACGGCCACGTTGTTGCGGCCGCTGTCGATCTGGCCTGAGCCGCGGTTCTCCGACGCCCAGTTGGTGCCACGGTTGGCACGCACAACGAGGTTGGTCGGAGCATCCTTTCCACACAACAGCGCCGTCTTGCTCGTCACGTCCGACTGCCACGGCTGCGTGATGAGAGCACCGTGGTCGTTGTTGGTGTACGTCAGGGTGTCGATGGCAGTGGTGTCAACACAGACCGACCGCTTCCAGCCGAGGCCGGTGAAGCGGTTGGCGTTGACGTTGACGTTGCTGCACTGGACGCCGCCGTTGGTCAGCAGGCGGATGGCGTAGCTGTTACCCGTCCCGTAGAACGTGTTGCCGTCCACGTTGACGCCATTGCACCGGGTAAACTCGATGCCGTGGTTGCCATAGGTGTGTTCCAGCACGCAGTCGCGGAAGGTGACAGAGCTGACGCCACCGATGCTGGCGATGACGGCCGTGCTGCCCTGACGGACCTGGACGCCCTGGAACGTCAGCGAGCGGATCGGGTTGGTGTAGCTGTCGGTCGTCGCCGAGATGCACTGGCCGCCCGTGTCGGTGATGAACTTCTCAATGGAGCCGCCAATGACGGAGACGTCACGGACGTAGCGGCTGGTCAGCAGGAAGCAGGCGTTGCCGACCGAGCGGAACTTGCAGCCGACCAGCGTAATCAGCTCGCTGTAGCGGTCGTCGTTGGTGGCGGTGCCGTAGATCGTGCCGGTCGCACCCGACGTGACGTTGAGCGGGGTCGCCAGCGTCTTGTCGTAGTACAGGCTGAACGTGTTGGCACTGATGTACTTGGCGAAGTACCGCTGGGCCGCACTGATGGCAGGTGTCGATGCGATGGTCATCGACGACACCGGGGAGCCGTCCGTGAGCCCGTGCGACGTCAGGGTGGCGACGCTGGGAGACGCCGTGCTGACGGTGATGGAGGCCGACGCCGGCGTGTTGGTGACACGCTGGAAGCTGGCAAGGGCACCGGACGACGCGGAGTCGTGGGTGTTGTCGGTGGCGTTTGCACCAGCGTCACCGAACGCCGCGAAGCCGCAGCCATTGGTGGAGCCGAAGTAGCAGTTGACGGCTACGACGTTGCGGGTGCCGTGGAAGTAGAAGGCGTGGGACGACGACGTGCTGCCTCCGTTGTCGAAGGTGCAGCCGAAGGCGAACAGGCCGTCGACGCCGTAGGCGGACTGGAGCGAGCCACGGAAGGCATCAGTGGCCTTCACGTTGAGGAAGGACGAGTTGGTGCAGTCGACGCCACGCAGACCGATGCAGTCGTAGCCGGCAACCTCGTACAGCCCGCCGACCACCTTGGCCTGATCGCACTTGTTGAGCAGCAGGCACCACGCCCGGTAGCCGCCCGCGTTGTTGACGTCGGGGGCACACTGGGAGGCGTTGACGTTCTCGATCTCGATGCCCGTGCTGTTGGCAGCGTTGATGAGGGCGTAGCTGGCGTTGGCGTTGATCGTCGACGTCATGGCACCGAACGTGCCGCCGTCACCGTTGATGAAGAGGTTGCGAATGGCGATGCCGGCCTTGCGGCTGCCATTCTGGTCCACCGACACGAGCGAGTAGCAGGGCGTGCCACTGGGGACGTCGGGGTAGGTGGCGTTGCCGTTGGTCAGGTCAACGGACGTCCACGACGGCGTGGAGCCAGAGCCAGCGTGGCGGGCCTTGAGCACGCTGCTCCAGCCGGCACCAATGAGCTGGACCTTCTGCTTGAGGACGATGCCGTCAATCAGGAACGTGCCATTGGGCACGGCAGCGACGCCACCGCCCGCAGCGGCAACGGCGTTGATGGTCGCCTGAATGGCAGCGGTGTCATTGGCGACGCCGTTGCCGATGGCCCCGTAGGACGTGACGCTGGCACCGACAAGTCCGGCAAGGCCGAACAGGACTACCGCCGCCCCTTGGGCGTTGGCCGGAAACATCGACATGCTGAAGGCTCCTTAGGCGACGGGCTTGGCGAGAAGGACGGCGGATGCCACGCCGGTGCCGGCAACGAGGGCGGTGGTCACGGCGAACCTGACGGTCTTGCAGCCGTTACGAAGGAAGCAGGACGGGTACGCCGCCTTGGCGATGCGGGTGGTCGTGCTGTTGGTGCGGGGGTCAACGGCCGGGTCAGTCGAGATGGTTGCCGACGTCCCGCCGCCAGCCGTGAGAAGCTGCTCCCAGCGGCCGTTGGAGTCCTTGCCAAAGGCGACAATGACAGCCGCCGTGGTGGATGCCGTCATCGTGGCGGGATACTCGATGCCGACCTGGATCATGGACCCTTCGTTGCCGAAGAAGGTCATGTCGTGGGTGACGGCACGGGTAAGGTCCGTGTCGGGGTCGACGTTGGTGAGCGTGTCAGCGGCGTTGATGCCGCCGGCGTCAATGTGCTGCGACCAGCCTGACGTGATGCCCGTGCTGTAGACCGGACCAGCCTGAGTGAGTCCGGCGTTTGCCGCGACCGCGTTGCCGATTGCCATTTACCTGTTCTCCATCTTGCCACGGATGTACGAGACGTCAGCGACCAGCTTGGAGAGCTTGTCGTCGTAGTCACGGCGGAGGCTGTCGATCGAGTGCTGTTGTTCGAGTTGGGCGGCTTCCACGCTGGTCATCCGCTGCTCAAGCAGCCGGTAGCCGACATAGACGCCGAGGGCACCGCCCGTCATGGAGACGATGAACGCACCGAGGACTGCGACGGCGATGCCAACGCGAATCTCGCGGGACTCCTTCTCTCTCAAGATCACTGCCCGCCCTTTCCGGCGGACGGCGGCGTAGCCATGAGAGCCATGTAGTGCTTGGTGGCCTCGTCCCACGAGGCGTCAGACTGCTTGGCCGAGCGGCTGCGGACGCCGTAGCCGAGAGCGGCGGTGATGGCGAGCGGCACCAGCCCGCCGCCGGGGATGGCGCTCAGTAGGCCGCTGACGACCGGGCTCTGGGCAAGCTGCCCAAGCTGCTCAAGGCCGACCTGCTGGGCTTGGATCTTGGCGATGGAGGCGTCGGCCGAACGCTTGATGGCACCGATGTCGTCCGCACGCTTGGCAGCAAAGGCCGCCAGGGCGAGCTGGGCACCATCAGCCTTGTCCTCGACCTCGGCCTTAATGCGGGCAGCCTCGGCGTCAGCGTCGTTGCCCAGGGCCTTCAGGCGGTTCTCGCCGTCACGCTGGGCACGACGCACCTCGGCGGCGACGCGAGCCTTCTCGGCTTCGACCTCGTCAGCCTTGGCCTGCATGGAGGCGATGGCCTCCTGCTTGATCTGGTCGATGCGAGTCTCGTTGTCGGTGCAGCCGGGCAGGGCGGCCACCATGAAGCCGACAATCGTGACGATCGTGAAGACCTTGGCGACGGTCTGCCACGTCAGGGGCTTGCTCTTGTTCATCGGGCCTCCAGTAAAAAGCCCCAGCCGCCGGTGAGGGCGACAGGGGCATCGGGTCGCGCGTGGTTGTGTTTGGGAGCGGACCGCGAGAAAACCCCCGCACAGCCGAAGCCGTGCGAGGGCGAAGGGAGCATGTAGAGGCGGTAGGCCTCAGTAGGGGTTAGCGGGAGCCAAGGACGATGTAGCACACTTCGATTGTCCCGGTGACCGTCAGGGCGTCGTTGCCGGTCGAGTCAGCGTCAGGGATGGCGAAGTTGAGGTACATGTCGGTGGCGGTATTGGCCGCCGACCCACCGATCTGAAGCGTGGCCGAGTTGGTGGAGTACACGTTGCCAGTGCCGGACGTGAGCGTGGCCGTCGTGGAAGGCAGGATGTCTGCCTCCGTGGACGTCAGCGTCGCGTTGGCGTTCGAGGCAACGACAGAGCCGAGGGACGCCACCACGGCAGCGCCGGACGCGATTGCGCTGCCGACGCGGGCGATGGTGAGGTTGCACTGCGGGGTGCCAACGAACAGAAGGGCACCGGTGGGGAAGTCGTAAATCTTCGTGCCACCCTGGGAGCCGTTGGCACCGTTGTCGGTCATCGTCTGCGAGTAGTTGGAGTCGAACGTGAACACCGCCTTGCGGATGATGCCGTCGCCACCAAACTCACTGACAGAGAGCCCGGAAACTGACGGCACGGTTCCAACATCGTTGGACGTGACGGGACGACCACGGGCGATCGTCGGAGTCTTGCTGTAGGAACTCATAGTGAGTGTTGCCTTTCAGTTGGATTAGCTGGAGCGAACTTCGAGCATGCCGCAGGTCCACGGGTGGAGCTTGTTGACGCCAATCTCGGCCTTGAGGCCGACGTAGTTGGTGTCCTCCAAGTCGTTCATCACGGTGGACGCGAACGGCGTCACCGGGCGACGGATCAGCATGGACACAGGAGCGTGTCCGGGCATGCCGCCACCGATGAAGATGCCAGCCGGGGTGCCGATGCCAGAGCCGGGGGTGAACACACCACGGAACTTGGACGCCGGGTCCGAGCTGGTGCTGGTGAAGTCCTGGTCGGGCAGCGGCCCACCAAGGGACGACGGCAGCACGGGCGGCAGGATCTTGAAGCCGTCAACCTCGGCGATGACCGCCTTGTTGAGATCGTTGACGGTTTGGTAGTCCTTGCTGAACAGCGTGGACGGACCACCTGCGGCAGCGTTGGACGGAGTGCCCCAGATGTAGCCCTGGTCGTACTTGAGAGCCGCCAGAGCGTCGTAGTGCGGGATGAAGAAGAACGTGCGGGGGTCCAGCTTGTCGGCGACGAGGAGCTGGAACATGGCACGCAGGTCGGCACGCAGGTTCTGGGCACCAATCGGCGACTGCGGGTAGGCCGCAGCCACGCTGCCTGCCACGCGGGGAACGATGTTGCCGCCCGAGTGGACGTTGAGGCCCTGCTTCGTGCGGGACGCCGTACGCGAGTTCAGCACGATCGAGCGGAAGATGCGGCCGTCGAGCGTGTTGCCGACCTGTCGCATGTCCTCGCGGGCAAGCTGCGGCAGCACGTCGAACTGCGACTCCAGCTTCTGCTGGTTGCCGATGGCGTGATGCATGACGAGGGCTTCGTCACGCTCGTAGTTCGCGGTGATCTCGTCCACCGCGTACTTCTGGCCGAGCAGGCGTTCACCGCTGACCAGCTTCTCGGGGCCGGGCGTCTCGGCGTTCAGGCCGTACTGCCACGACTTGCCGTCGCCGATGTTGCGGATGTCGGCGTACTGGATGCCGGAGTTGAACAGGTAGGGCTGCTGACGGGCGGCATCCACGAGGCTGCTGGTCCAATACTTGAGCAGCAGGCCCTGGATGTCAGTTCCGGCATAGTCGGAACTGAAGTTGATGACATTGGGAAGTTCGGCCACTTGCGTAGCTCCTGTAGGTGCGAATACCGCTTAGCCGCAAGGTGTCCGCTGGCAGCAGGGCCGCAGTAGGGCGGGTGTCCTGCCCCGTGTAGGGCTTGGGTAGTGCGTGGAAAACAACGCCGCCCCGTGTCCGGGACGGCATCGCTATGACGGTCAGTGCCGTTGTTACTTCTTGGTGAGGGCCGCGAGCTTGGCCTTCAGTTCGTCACGCTCACGCTCGGCGGCAGCCTTGGCGTCTTCGAGCGACTGCATGGCGGGCTTGCGGTTCATGGCCGAGAGGGCGTCCACGGCCTTCTCGTAGGCCGTGATCTTCTGCTCGGCTTCGGCCTTGGTCACGACCTCGCCGGTGGTGTCGTCAACCATCTCGCAGATGTGACGCGGCGACTGCTTCTTGGGGTCGGGGTCGCTGGGGTTGCCGGCGAAGCAGCAGAACTTGGCCTGCACGCCAGCCTTCTCCATGATCTTGATCTTGTCGAGGGGGAATGAGATCGGCATTACTTCAGGCTCCCAATCTTGGTGCTGTTCACAAGCTCGATGGCCGCCTTGTCACCAGAGGCAGCACGGCGAATGGCAGCCTGATACTCGGACAGCGTGGACACGGACGACCCGGCACCAGAGCCGGTGCCAGTGACAAAGTCGGAGCCCTTGGTGCCAGCCACGACCGCCTGCATGGCCTTCACGGCGATGGACAGCGTGGCGGGAGACTCCAGCATCTTGGCGTAGTTGGGAAGCTCGTGGGCGGGGATGTGACGCTCGGCCTCGGCCACCAGGGCCTTGACCTTGTCACGCCCACCAGCGGCCGTCAGGGCCGCCTCGTAGGCGAGCCCGGTAGCCTCGCGGCGGGATGACTCACCAGCGATGTAGGCGTTCACGGACGTCTTGTTCCAGCCGACAGACTTGAGCTTGGCGTACTGCTCGTCGGTGGGCTTGCCGTTCTCGCGGACAGACTTCTCGATGTCCGTCCAGTCAAGGCCAGCGGCACGGACAGCCTCAGCCGGGTCCTCAATCTCGGTGCCGGGGGCAACGGGCTTGGGGCCGATGGTGATGGGGCCAGTCTCGGTGGACTTGGGCGGCTCCTGCTTGGCCGGGGCGCGAAGCTTGCCGATGGCAGTCTCCAGCCCCTTGTAGCCAGCGACGGCAGCGGCCTGATCGGCGTACAGCCCGCCCTCGCCGATGACCTTCACCGTGGGCGGAAGCTCCACGCCGGTCGTGGCCTTCATGCCCTCACGGATGCCTTGTTCAAGGGCGGCGTCGTCCTTGAACTTGCCTGCAATCAGTTCGTCTGCCATGCTCATCCCTTCGGTTGAATCGCTGCCGCCGCAGCCTGCTCGGCAATGGCACCAGAGGACTGGATGGCCTGCTGGCCTGCGGCAAGTTGGAGTTGCTGGGCGATAGCCGCCTGTGCGGCAGCCGCCACCTGTTGTTCGGTCTTCACGAGGCCCGGCTCATCGACACGCTGCATGCGGGCGATGGCCCTGTAGGCGACGCCACGGTCGATGTAGGTGCCGGGCTGCTCGCCCATTTGCGTCTCAAGCTGGACCAGTGCCAGCATCTTGCCGGTGCGGGCCTGGGCGGCGAGTGCCGTCTGGCCGGTCAGCAGGACGATCTGGATGCCCTTGGCCGTCTCGGCGGATGGGCGGTCGATGATGCCCTTGCGGTAGCACATCTCGATGGCGGCCTGGATCTGCGGACCATCAAGCTGGTCGGCCACGCTGGCGAACACCGACAGCATGGACTCCTGCTGCTGCTGGATGGTGACGGCCGACACCTCGTAGGCGGTCGTGCGTTCGCTCTGGCGGACGCTCTCGCTGAGCAGCATGAGGGCGCGGCCAAGGCGAGCCTCGATCGTCTCCATCGCCTTCAGGACGAACGACATGTCGCCGCCCTTATCGACCTTGAGGAAGGCGATGTCCTTGACCTGGCCTTCCTTGACGGGCGTGATGACAACCTCGCCGCTGGGCTTGGCAAGCTCCTGCGGGCGGGTGGTGCTGTTCGGGTCGATGCACGGCACCAGCTTGGAGGCCATGCCAGCCGCCTCGATGACGTACTGGCAGAGCTTGTCGTATGTGCTCAGGTCGCCGAACGCCAGCTCGATCAGGCCGCGACCGTAGCTGTCGCCGGGGGCCAGTGCAAGGGCAACGACCGTGTAGGGGCTGTACTTGTGATACGAGCAGTGGATCTCGACCTTGTCGATCTCCTGGCACAGTTCCCACTGGCCCTTGTCGTACTCCCAGCAGCAAGACGTGTAGAGCGTCTTCATGCGGACGTGCGACGGCTGCTCACAGCACTCGGCGCGGGTGGTTCCCAGCTTGGCAATCTGCTCGTCAGACAGCGACAGCGGGTCAACCTGCTCGCGGGTGATGACGTGGACGACCCGGCCGGCACCGTCACGGCGGACGACGTAGTTGTCGAGCCGGAAGCCGGTGATGGACAGGTCGGGGTTGAGTCGTTCGCAGACGTTGCCGGCGACGGCGATCTGGGCAAGCGACTGCTGCTTGGTGGCGTAGAAGCCCATGCCGGTCGGGCCGGCCTTGGCGTTGCCAGCCTGCTCAAGTGCCAGCATGACCTTCTGGCTGTCAGCGGCAAGCTTCTCGCGGAAGGCGTGCTTGACCTCGGCAGGCAGCGTCGGGTCGAACAGGGCCTCGGGCGTGAGGTCCATGATGAAGTGCGGGCGGTCAGCCGGGTACTGCTCGCCAGTGGCACGACCGACGAACGCATTGACGGCCAGCGAGCCGATCGACTGGTACGGCTGCGGCAGGGAGTTGCCGTCCTGCCAGCCCATCGGCGGCAGAAGGTGCGGCTGGCTGATGGACGCACAGTCGCGGGCACGGGCAAGCTGCCGTTCCCTCACGCCAATCAGGGCGAGGTACTGGGACTCGATTGCTTGTTCGATTTGATGGCTCCCTGTAGGGCGGCGCGTAGGGTGTCGATGGTCGAGTGGCGACCGATGGCCTCGGCGTAGTGGAGGCGGCCGGCTTCGGTGCCAAGGTCCTGGGCCGAGATGGTCGGCAGTGCGAACGCCTGCTCGGCGGCACGCAGCACGGCTTCGATGGCCTCAGGGTTGCAGTCGATGAGTTTCATGGCGTAGCCCTTCGAGCCCGTTCAGGTACTCAAACAGGGCGACGGGACCGCGCCACCGCGAGACGTCGTGGCCCACCATGCGGAGAGCACGGCAGGCGACGCCGAAACAGTCATGGCCGGTAACGACCCGGCGGGCATAGCACCCGACGTCGAGCCGTGAGGGCAGCGTGTGAATATCCAGCGATCGGCTGCATGGAACTTGCAACGTCGCCGTCAGGTGCCGGTTGGCACGGACGTAGGCGGCGTGAGGCCAGAGTTTCCTATGGCTACCCGGAACGTACACCAAACAGCCGTCACCGACAGCGATGTGCGTGAAACACAAGCCCATGTGCCACAAGCACTTGGACGCAAAGTTGACAGGTAGGTCGGTTATTGGGCTCAGTGTCTTAAGCACTAAAGCCCTTAAGGCACTTAAGCCCTGAGAGGCACTAGAGGCGCTTAAGCCTTGAGAAACTGAGAAACTGTAAGGCACTAAAGGCTTAGAGGCTATAAGGCTTAAGTACAGATACACCCATCCGCTCCCCACCGATAATACTGTATTTTTAGCGGCAGAACTATGGTTCATATGTGTTAGTTAACAAAGTAAGTGGACGCCATGACGCGGTTCAGGTCGAAGCTGCCTAGGGCTGGCGGCGGCGGGATGTCGATGCCCATGCCACGCCACTGGTGGTAGAGCTTGGTGGGGATGTTGTCGGCGTGCGTCTCGATGAACACCTCGCGTACAAGGCGGCTCATTGCCTCCCAGTTGGCCGCGTGCGTGCCATAGCAGTCGTGGTTGGGCCAGAAGCTCAAGCCCTCCCTGACGGCTCTAATGCCCTTCAGGAACATGTCGGCGGCGTCGTTGCCGTGGATGACGCTGGTGGCCGCCGTGTTCCGCTGCTTCTCGGTCTTGACGCCAGCGTCCGGGTCCTGCACACGCAGGTCGTACATGCCCGTTGCCAACCGTACCTGCGTCGTCTTGGTCGAGACGTGACGCCCGACGACCGGGAAGCCCATCTCGTTGGTGTGCCGCATCAGCTCGCCACGCTCCGAGAAGGCGTCGGCCGCCGTCTGGAACCACCGCATCAGGGCGATGGGCTTGGGGAACAGGTGCTCGGTGGCCGCCACGATCTGCTTCTGTAGGTACACCGCCGCCAGCCACCGCTGCGACACCATAACCGTCTCGCCCTTGGCGTTGACCCTGGCGACCTTGTCCTCGGGAACGAAGTCCAGTTTGTCCATGAGCTGCGACCGCATGCCGGCCGGCGTCACGTCGTACTGAGTGGTCATCACCGGCTGCTTCACCACGCTGCCTGTAACCCGCCCAGCGACCAGGGCGGCGACAGGGTCGTGCAGGGCGTCCAGCCCAACCTGACGCGCCACGACGGCTGCTACGTCGTTGTAGAGCTTGTTGGGGCGGTCAGTCTCGGTGGACTCGACCATGTTGACTTTGCCGGCAGTCTCCTCGTCCAGCGTCATGGCCGCCATGTGCTGGTAGCCGTTGGCCGTGCCATCCAGCCTGATGACGTAGTGTGCGGCAGCCTCAGCGTCGTTGAGGGCGAAGCACGCCTGCAAGAACTGCCACGCGGCATCCCCGCCGTCGGCCTTGGACCAGAAGTCGTAAGCCGCCGCCGGGTCGGCAGCCGCCCTGGCGATGTCCTTCTCGTGGTCACGGGTCCACGCCTCACGCTCGACCAGCGACAGTTTGTCCATGCCGTACAAGCTCGCAGCCCTGATGCGGATGGCCCGCATGCCGTCCTCGCCGGGTTCCTTGCCGTCGGCGAAGTGGATGCTGGCACGCCACAGGTCACGCTGCTGCGGGCAGTAGGACGAGCATCGCGGGTAGGCCCGGCCACGATAGTCCATGAAGTAATCGAACCAGAAGCGGCCAAAGCCCTCGCGGGCGAGCATCTGCATCGTCCGCATGGCCGTCAGGCTGTGGGCAAAGTTCTCACGCTCGCTGGCGTTGGCGATCGTCTCCCGATACCACTTGCGGCGGGCAGCCTTCCACTCGGCCATTACAGCCTCGCTGCTGCCTTCCGCCGGCTTGGGTGGGGCGTCGTCGTCACTCATTCGCGGCATGCCCAGACGCCCGCCAGCGACCGCGTAGTGCTCGATGGTGACGGCCACCTTGGGGTCCACCCGTCCAGGCGTCGCACTGATGGCATCCAGCCCCTCGAACGTCCGCGTCAGGTCCGTGTGCTGGTAGGCTTCCTTCTGCTGCCGTGTGGCCTTGCTGACCAGCGGGTAGTTAGCCGTGATCCTGCCACCCTCGATCTTCTTGCCGAGCGGCGTCTTGCTCTCCTGCCACGGCATCGGCTGGACGACCATCGGCAGGTGGGCCGGACGCTGCCGCTGGATGGCTGCGTGCCACGATGCGATGGTGGCAGCCGCCTCGTCAGTCAGGCGGACGTGCCACGCAGGCCGCTTGGCACCGTCACGCTTGGCACGATACCGCTTGAAGGCCGGGTAGACACGCCCGTCGCGGTCGTTCACCGTGGCGGTCGTCAGCAGTGCCATGCCAAGGAAGTCGCCCACCGCCAAGGCGAACTTCTTGGAGTCCTCGGGGTCGTCCAGGTTCGCCTTGGCCCACTGCGTCACCCGCTGGGGCGTCAGGCGGCGGGAAGCCGACCGCATCCGTTGCAGGCTGCGAGCCTTGCGGACCTTGTTGTTGTTTAGCTCGGCAACCACCGCGTTGCCGATGGCGTAGCTGAACCGCGTCCACGTCAGGATGCCGTCGTCTTGCAGCAGGCGTGACAGGCCGGCGTCCACCGTGATGGCAGCCAGCACGCTGGCCTTCAGCTCCAGAATCTTGGCGGCGTAGTACGGACGCTTGTAGCGGTCGGGGAACCGGCGGCAGGCGATACGCTCACGGACGATGGACGCCCGCAACGCCTGGAACCACCCGGCCCGCGAGTGCTCGACGGCGTGGACGCGGGCACCCTCGCCACGCTTGGTCGTCGCCGCGACCTGCTTGCGGTAGCGGTTGGCACCCTCGGTGACGGCCTGCTTCTCAAGCTCGATCTGCTTGGCGATGGCCGGATGGCTGGCGAGAACGGGTTCGCTGAGAACGGTTGGCATGGCGTCCTTGCTGCTGGAGCTTGCGGGCGTAGATGGCCGCGTCAAGCAGTTCCTCGATGAGATGCTGGCACCACTGGTCGAACGTCAGGTCGTCGCGGTCGGTCGTCGTGCCGTACTTGGCGAACCCGCGACGGGAGCGGCTGGCAAGGAGGCGGCGGATGTGTTCGACGTTGGAGTCTTTCACAGCCCCGCCTCCTTGCGCAGTGTGTCGTGGGCGGCGATCGCCTCGTCCGCCACTACTCGTACATCATGCCGTCGATGTTGAGGCAGTACATGGAAGCAACTCCAGCAAATGCCGCAGCCAGCAGACACATAGAAATGGCCCATCCTTCGTCTCCGTGGTTGTTTGCGGCCGCCGTTGGGGCCACGACAACGACCATCGCCACCGCCACCGCCAGCATGACAAGCCCGCCGATACGCCACACAACCCACTTCAGCCAGGTTTCTGGAGGACCGCGCAAGCACGGCGGGGTTACGCACTTTGGGTCAGACTCCATCTCCCGATGAGCTTGATGGTACAGACGTATTAGTGCGAGCTTCCGCTTCCCGTTCTCAGTCAGCACGCTCATCTCCTTCCGCAGGGATCTCCCGCACTTCTGCGGGCGGCCCATAGTTCCACCGAACGTCCGTGACAATCCGTTGCACCTGCCTGAACTTGACCCGCAAGGCGTTGTCGAGCTGCGGGTAGACACGCTCGCAGATTGCGGGCAGCTCACGCTCAAGCGTCGCTAGGTCTTCCTCGTTGATCTGAAACATCCGAATTGCGCTCACAGGCCGGCTCCATTTCTCATTTCGTCGTGTGCAGAACAAGCCTCTGCAAGACCAGTAGCAAAACCATCGCCGCTTCCAACAGTGTCAAACCACGAAGATCCGCGAAGTGCATATAGCTGTCTGGTGTGCTGGCACTCCGCCCACGCCGCTTCGTAGAGCTTCCGCAGGCGGTCGTAGTCGGCGAAGGTGACGTAGCGGCCATCTTGCCGCTCCTCGAACGGACTGACAGTGGCGTAGGCCGGGATCAGGTCGTGTCGCTTTACGTCCATCACTTCCTCCTTGCGTGTCCGTATTTTCTGCCCAGGTCCATCTCCTCTATTCTTGAATCGGTCGAGTCGCCTGATTGTCCAGCCCTTCTTCCAACCCAGTACCCCTCCCACGCCGCCTTCCTGATCGCGGCGTCGATGCGGCGGGAGATGGCGCGTTGAACCTGCTCGCGCTCAAGTGTTGGATACGCCTCAAACAACGCCGCAATCCTCTCCCCCGCCGTCATCCGCTTCCGTTCACGCTTAGCCACGCTTCACCTTCGCTTTCTTGCGGCGGGCGGCAAAGTACGCAGCCCGCATCACGTCGTAGTCCTTGGACGGCACAAGAACGTGCAGCGTGCATCCCGTAGGAATGTCACCGTCGCCAGTCCACAGGAGCCACCGCTTGCCCTTGTCGTCGTGCCGTGCCCAGAACAGGTTTCGGTCGTGTCGTTTCATGTGCTCCCCTCCCCCCGCGCGGCTTCGGCGGCACGATTCAGTCTCGCTACTTCCTCACGAAGAACCTCGTTGGAAATACTGAGGTTCCGGATCATCGCAACGATGGCGACGCCGATTTTCCGTCCGCTTCCGAACGTGTCTATTCCGTTTCCGTGTGGATCATTACTGTCGTATCCGCAACACGCGATGCGAGTTCCGCACGAGTCCAAGATGTTCCACTCAGCGCCATCCATCACGTCGATCGGCCAGCGCACGGCCATTGTCTCGCCGCTGGTCAACGGGTCGGGCACCTTCACCACCCGCCCGTCCGGCAGCCGCACGCAGTCGCCGGGGATGCGGAGGGCGGCGGCGATGGCTTCCATCAAGTCGGCATCGTCGGCGTATCCCTGTTGTTTGGCGATGTACGCAGCCTTCTCGTCAGCCCAGTCACTTGCCATCGCTGGCCTCCTTCTTCTCGGCGATCGCCTGCTTGATCTCTTTGACGACTTCTTGTGGGATGTACTCGCGGCCTGGGTTCTGCTGGAACCACCAGCGGACGACTCGCCAGAACGTTTGCATGTCAGTCTCGGCCATTCCCCGCCTCCTTCCCAAGAGCACCGGCGGCGTCGGTGGGGACATCAATCAGCGACATCGCCACCCAACCATCCGCGAGGCACCCAAGTCCCGATCCGTCTGTCATGTACCCGACCGCCTTATGAATGACCCGGCCCGTGTACGTCTGTGATTGCGGGTCCCACTCCACCAGCGTCAATACGTCACCGATGCAGAAGTTTCGGTCGTTCTTTCGCAGCTCAAAGGTCTTGGTGCCGTCGGCTACCTCCTGAAAGAACACCGGCCACGTCTTGAGCTTGTGCTCCCTCAACCTCTCCACAATGTCCCGTTCGCTGCTCACGTTCCCTCCTTGTCGATGGGTGCGATGCGAGCTTCGGTGCCATTGAACTCGCCGGGCCAATGAGTTACTTCGTGCCCGCAGTGCTGACATTTGGTCGTAGTGCGGTACTCGAAACGATGCTCATATTCGTCTGGTGGAGGATTCCTCCTGTCGTTGTTGCCGTTGTCGATGAAGTGTGAGTGGACCCGGCAAGGGTAGTGTGTGGGCTCGCCGCGATGCACATGGGCGTGCCTGTGTTCCACATCCAAGTGCTTTTTGTACCACTCGAAGTCGCTAGAAGAGTTCAACTGATTGGATATTTCGCTACTCACGTTTCCTCCTTCCGCACCGTCGCGGCGAGGGCGGCGGATGCGATGGGGTTGGCGGCAACGGATTCTCTGGATCGGACAAGACGCTTGCACCAAGTCTCCAGAAGCGAAGAAACGCACCCCCCAGGCACAATGTTGTTTTTGTTCTCGTAGGTTCTTTGGTTCTTGACCTCTTCAAGAGTGTGCCTAGATGCGTCAACCTCTTCCGCCAGCACCTTGACCGCCCCCTCCGCCTCCTCCGCCCGGCGGGTGGCGGCGGCAAGGACGTCAGCGGCCAATGGTTCTGGGTTGGCGTGCGGTGTGAGTCGCTGTTTCATCATGCACCCGACACACCGAATGGGCGGGCACACCCACTTGCCACAGGTATCGCACTCGCCTCCCCTTCGACGATTGAGGACGCCGATTTCTTCCTTCGCCTCCGCCAGCTCGCGTTCGAGTTGGGCGATGCGGGCGTTACATCCTTCGTGTTGATCTGGTGCCATTTGATCCCCGTAGCTCACTTTCCACCTCCCCAAATCTCCCGCACCTGCTCCGCCTTCATCCCGACGCTGATCGCGGCGGACAGCGGGCGGGCGGCGGACTGCTGGAAGGCGTCGGGCTTGCCGTCGGCTACCGTCCAGTTGATTCCGTACATCTCAACGGTTCGAGGCGCGGTGTCTAGCACGCCCCCCGCCTTCACCTGCTCCGCCGCGAACACATGCTCCTCCGGCGTGGCGAGCGTCGCGTCGTCGATCCACACGACGTTCTCCACGTTCTCGTCAAGCGGCGCGATCCCCTCGCGTGCCTTCGGGTTGTTCACCATGTTCAGCAGGGCCGAACGCTGCCAGAGGTTCAGACTCACAGGCATGATGCCCGTGTAACGGTCGGGGGTGCCGCCTTCGATAGCTGGGGCAAACTGGTGGTAGATCGTCCGCTTGGCAAGATGGAGATTGTCGCCGTAGTACCTTGGCAACGCCTCTCCGGCGGCGTCTTGGCACCAGTAGGTATTGCGGTCGGAAAAGAATCGCTCAGCGACGCTGGCGGAAATGCCCCAGCGACGAAGCGACGCGATGACGTTATCGACGGTCACGATTGAGTTGTGAATCGCGCCACAGTGCAGAACGATGTCAGCGGAGTACCGCTCAAGGATGCTTGCGATCCCGATCATGTAGTGGTTGGGAAGGTCTTCGATTCGGCACTGCGTTGGCTTCCCCGGAACCTGCCCCGTCCAGTTCTGGATGATGAGCGGCACCCCGCACTCCGACAGCACCTCGCCCGGCGGGCTGCCTCGGATGCCGGATCGCCACCACAGCTCCCACCCGCCCGGCGCGTACAGCTCGGGGGCGATGCCGTAGGTCGCGGGGGAGTCCTGGGCGGCTGCTTGGAAAAAGTACCAGAGGCGGGTATTCACTTGCGAAGCTCCTTCGTCATTTCGCCCAGAACCCGGCTGGGGCAGAACCAGCGATCGTCCTTGACGATGTGGCCGATTGCGATAATGTCGCCCCATGCGTCCTTACGCTTTTTGACGCGAATGGCCTTCCCGACCAGCTTGTCGAAACGATCGACATCGCCAGCCAACAGGCAGGACACGATGAACTCGGCACAGATGTTCTTCTGCGTGTCGTGACGACCAGCCGCACAATCCGGCGTGCCGCCAAGGACATAACCGCCAAAGCCTTGTACGGAGCCTCCAAAGTCCAGTGTCAACCACACCGACAAGAACACATCTCGGTCGAACCCGACGCGGGCACTTTCGATAATGGCGCTGCAAACGTACACGGTATCGCCATCAAACGTTTCGACTTCCTTGCTCACTGCTCGTTCTCCTTGCTCTCAGCCTGCCACGCCAGCGCGGCGAGGCGGAGGCGGATGTTTCGTGCGTGCGTCACCAAGTCGCCCAGCATCGCCGCCAGAACCAGCGACGTGCCGCCGATCATCACGGCGCACAGGCATGTGTGGAACACGCTGACGGTTATTGAGTATGTCACTTTGCCTCCTTCAGCTCGCTCGCCTTGTAGACCTTGACCGTGCCGTCTGGCAGCGTGCGGACGACGGCCTTGCCGAGAGCGGCGTCCTTGACGCCCTCCTCGTACCCGTACTCGCGGGCTTCGGACCCAACCCACACCGCCACGAGAATGATGCAGCCCAGAGCCACCAGAAACCCGAGCCCGCCGTCCTCGTAACCCCGCCTCATGTGCTT